TGCCTTTGGAGTGGCAGCCTGCGTTTCTGATGTGCTGTTAGTGGCGCTGCTGAGTTGCACAGTGCCTTTTACCGTCAGCGAGGCTGCAGGTACACCTGTTATCTGATTCCACGGGTGTGTGTGACTGGCGGATGCTTTACCTGCTGCAAGATCATATGCAGCCTTTACAGCCTTCGGTGTTGCGGCCAGTATTTCGGATTCACTGTTAGTCGCACTGCTTAACTGAGTAAAACCTTTTGCGGTCAGCGAGGCGTCCGGGTGACGTCGTGACTGTTCGTGCTCTGATATTTTGTCATCCACATACTTGCGGGTTGCCAGCACTACGGCAGGGTCAATTTTCAGGGTGATATTGTCCGTACTGCTGGTAATCAGCACCATGCGCACGGTCTGGGTGCGCCCGCTGCCTTCAGTCAGTTGCGGCTTATAGCTTTCCGGGCAGTTGCCCACGGCAATTAGTGCCCCGGATTCATCAAACAGGCCCACTTCACGTATCCACCAACCGCCCTCGTTTTCAGGGATCACCTGTTCAGCAATAATCTGGCTGCTGTTTTGCTGGTCGATATAGAGCATATTCAGCGCAGCCCGGCGTTTCTCATTTACCAGTGCCGTCTGCTTTGCGTCCGGCGTTGGCAATACTCCGCCGCCATCGCCCACCGCCATATGGGTAATTTTTAGCGGCACACCAAGCGCGGCGGCGCTGGCAAGTTTCGCCGCGCCAATATCCGTCAGCAGGGTATAAAATTTTGTGCTCATGGATTCACTCTCATTGTGTCAATAACATGGACCGCCCCGCCTTCATGCGCGGTGCCGCCGGAAATAATTGTTTCGTTGATATACGGATAGATCGTGATTTCTTCGCCAAGATAGCTGGCGGCTCCCACCCAATGCGGGCCGCTGGTCTGCAGGTTGATGGACATGCCGCTCATGTGACGGCTACATGGTTTGGCATCGCTTATCAGTCGCTCAAGTTCCAGATAGGTATCTTCAGTGATGCCCTGGTCCTGCACGCCGATATCCAGACGAAACGTGCCCGGTGCCTCTCCGGTCTGCCACCACTCAATAATGCGGATCAGAAAGCCGAACGGCTCCACCACCCGCCGCACGGCACTGGTGGTCCCTTTATGCTGATGAATATAAAAAGCATCCTTCACCACCTGGCGCTTGACGCTTTCTGTCCAGCCTTCGTCCCAGCGATCCACAGAGAACGCCCAGGCGAGATAAGGCAGGAAACTGACCGGGCAGGTAGTCGGATTCCACAAGTCACGCAGCGGCACCTGCAAATCAGAAATCCCGCTGCAGGTTTGCGCCAGTCGGCGCTCCAGTGGTGTTGAACCCGGTGGCAGCAGACTATTCATCCGTTCCTCCGTTGGTTACGCTCCACTGCGTACATGATGCCGCCTGTGTTTTGTTCAGGACCACATCCGCCAGCGGAGAAGCCAGTTCCACACGTTGAACACCCTCAACATGCAGAGCAGCAAAGATGGCGCTACGGCGAATATCCCGACCAAGACGCGTCTGACTGGCGATGTACTTCTGCAGGCTGGCTTTTGCCGCTGCCATTACCGGCTCTGCTTCCGGTCCCGGATAGAGAAAAATGGTGGCTTCCACGCGATACGGGATGATTTCTGCGCTGCGAACCGTCAGACGGTCAGCCACCGGGCGGACGTTCTCACTGTTCAGAGCTTTTTCCACCACGTCCAGCAGATCTTTTTCTGCAGTTCCATCGCCTTCGCGGCTAAGGACAGTCAGCACCACTTCTGCAGGTGCCGGGCTGGTTGCACTGGCATCTGCCACCCGACCGTCGGCGCTTCGGGCATGAAATTCATAAGCTGCAGTTGGCCCCGCAACTGAAAGCCCTTCAAAGGCTGCAGGCACACGCAGGCGTAACGCTTCATCACTTTCCATCACAGCCGCAACGGGTGGCACAGCGTCATTATCAGCAGGCGTCACCGTCAGGCGTTTCACGTTGTAGTTGGCAGCGAGCTGGTCAAGATCGCCGCCCATCGCGTAAGCCACCATCACCGCCAGCGCGGCTTCGTTAATGCGCTGGCGCAGAAGCAACTCACGGTAAGCGTTCTCCTGCAGCAATTTGGTGACGGGTTCAGATTCAAGTTCCAGCGTGCGGATCACGGCTTCCTGCTCATCTTTCGGATGAAGCGCAACAAATTCGGCCTTGCGTTCGGCAAGCAACGTCTCAAAGTCCGGCACATCGACAATCTGCGGCGCAGGCAACTGCGAAAGGTCAATCACTGCCATTCTCTGCTCCTGTTGATACGGAAAGGGAAACAGGCACACCGTTATTACGCCGCCCAGTCAGTCCCACCACCATTGAACCGTCAAAATTGCTGTTAATGGTCATGGAATCCAGCGTCAGCCGTGGCTCCCAGCGACTCAGCGCCACATACACTGCCGACATGACCTGCAGGCGTAACGCCGGATTTTGTGGCTGGTCTATCAGTGCCGACAGCAGGGAACCATATTCACGGCGAGCAATGCGGCTACCCTGCGGCGTCAGCAGAATGTCCCGCACCGACTGGCGCAGATGGTCAATATCAGTAATGGCTTTGCCGCTGGTATTGTTCATCCCGCTATAAAGCGTCATACCGGGCCTCCGGTTGTATCGCCGCCTTTCAGGACGCCAGTATGCTGATGCGCATCAACCACGATCCCGTTAGAACTCATCGCTCCGCCGCCCTGGGTAACGCCACCATTGATCACCACTTCGCTGTTAATGCGCGTGCGGTCAGCCTCCAGTACAAACTCACTGGTTTTCAGGGTGATGTTGTCAGCGGCCTCAATGACCATTGATTTGATGCCCCTGACATACCAGCGCCCGGTGGCGGGTTCGTATTCAAACCAGCCACCGTCAGGATGTTCTGTCACGCAGGCGTCCGCCGACGTCGACGGTGGTGCGAACTGATTCGAATAGACAGCGGGCAGCGCAAAGGCGGTCTCCAGATTGCCGCCCAGACTCAGCAGCACCACCTGCTCACCTTCCGATGGTTTCCACCATGTGCGGGCATTACCCGCGCGCAGCGTCAGCCAGTTAATCCAGTTGGTTTCAAGGTCGCCCGTTTTCACCCGACAAAGCCAGTTTTCCCGGTCCACTTCGGTGACTACCCCAGTGCGGATCAGGTTGGTGATAAGGCGCATGATTTCGGTTAATTGTGCGTTCATAGGGAAAGGTTGCCATCAGGGGAAGAAAGGCGGCAGTGCTGCAACTTGTATCAGTGCTGATACAAAGATCACCCCGCCAGCCATTGCAGAATCATGTCGCGGGTCATTGCCTCAACATCATCATTTACGCCCAGAAGACGACGCTCTGCGTAACGGACCTCAGGTCCTTTGCGACTGACGCGATCACGCAGGCCGTAATGGTGAACGCGGGCAATACGCTGCACCTTACCTTCAAACTGCACGCTGGCAGAATCCGTGCTGGCGGCGGTTTTCAGGTATTTTTTGGTGCGAAGTTTTGTAAACATCTGCCGTTTGATGCGGCCTTTTTTACTGCGTGCTGTTACTCGCCTCGGTTCATAGCTGCTGCCATCAGGATTGCGTTGCATCCTGATGTTCTGCTGCTGTGCCCGGCGCAGTTCCTGCGCCAGCTGGCGCATCATGCGGCTTCTGGCGGCTGGCTCCAGATTCGCCAGCAAAGCACTCAGCCAGTCGTCCACCTTCTGCAGTTCAGCCACGTTTCACCGTCCACATTTCTTCAGGTTCATCGGGTTCTGCTACAGCTTCAACGCTCGACACACTGCCGTCAGTGCTGACCAGCACACGCTCCGTCAGTTGCAGGTTAAGGCTGATATCACAGACATCGTTGCGCAGAATATCCACCTCAAAGGTGAATAGTTTTTCCCGTAACGTCGGATTATTGATGGCATCGGGCTGGTTATCCCGCAGCCACAGCAAAACCGGGGCCATCAGCAGATTCTGGTCCCCGCTGAAATCCTCAATCACCGCGTTCAGGGTGTAACGGTACTCCCATGACATGGAGCCGGCCCCCGTGGCAACCAGCGAACCGTTATCCACAAACAGATGCAGTTTGTCCGGGTTATTGCGGACATAAGGCACCGCTTTATTGAGGGCGTGGCGCAGGGATTGTGGTTTGTTCACTGTTTCGCTCCTGACACGCAATAATCATGTCCACTTTGTCTGCACAGACCGCCCAGGCGGCCTCCGTTTCATCCAGCAACGCGTTCAGATCACCGTTAGTGCGCGGCGCTGCCTGATCCAGCCGACACGGCGTCACTCGCGGACAACCACTGACGGTAAGCTGCACCTCCGGTGAGCGTCGGACGTTCCCGCAGCCGGATAATGTCAGCAGGCAAAGGAGTATCAGCCCAGCGGCGTAAATCCTCGTTCTCACGTTTCAGTTCCTCTATCCGGTGTTGTCGTTGTCTCAGCAGCGCGCTGGTCTGTTCTGCTTCGGCATAGAGCCGCGCCTGCTCCCGGTTATTGGTTTCAGTCAGAATGGACAGGCTGATAAGCTGGCTGTTGCTCTTTGCCAGTGCCTGGCTTTTGCTCTGCAGCTCGTCTGCCTGCGTGCTGATGGTCTGGCTGGCATCAGCCAGCCGCCACGTCTGCCAGCCCAGCGCCGCCAGTAATAACGCCAGCATAACCAGCAGCAACCGGTTCATGCTGCTACCTGTTGCGCCATCTGATTACGGGTGATCCAGAAGGCAATAACGGTCAGTAGATAAAAGACCAGGGTAACAGCCCACCCCGTCCAGGCGAGACTTACGACAATCAGCAATCGCATCACCCAGCTGATAAATACGTTTTCTTTTCGGGTAATGGTCTTCAGCAAAGATGCCCTCAACTCCTGCCAGAGCGGGCCATTCTTAATTAACGCAGCCAGTGCTACCGGAATTACCGCCCATGTCAGTAAACAGGCTACCCAAACGCCGGACGCTGCCAGTACCGGAAAAATCCCCTGCGGATACACCATTGCTGCGATTAACAGCGCCATCCATAACATCAGAAACAGCCCGCTGATTAATTTCTTTTTCATTTCAGTTTGCTCCCTGTAAACACCAGGCCATCTCCCGCGCACGGCGGTTATCCAGCCCCTGATTAAACACACCTTTCACATAAACCCAGCGCGGCAACTGTCGGCACGCATCCGCCCAGCGCCGCTGATTGAGTAATTTCACCAGCGTGGAACTGCAGGCATTGCCCGTTCCCACGTTGAAGGCAAACGACACCGCAGCGTCATATACCTTCTGCGGCGGCTGTTGTTTCACACACCTTTCCAGCGCCCGCTCCACACGCAGCACGTTGGAAATCAGTCCTTCTGCTGCCTGTCGTTCCGTAATGGTTTTGCCGGGAATGACGCCTGACGTGTTACCAATGCCGTCGGTCCAGACGCCCGCGCTGCACTGATACGGCTGCAGACGACAGCCTTCGTAATCGACAATCAGTTTAAGCCCCTCCACGGAGGTGTGAAGCTGCTGAAACCCCGGCAGCGTGGCAGCAATAGCCAGCACGGCCCCGACAAGGCAGCGTTTAACGATTGATGGATTCATAGTCCTCCCGCGAGATCTGCCCGTCGCGCAGAAGCTGGTAGGCTTTGTGTTTGTAGTACCAGTTGATAGCCAGCATCAGCACACCGATCATCAGGCCGCCCAGCGTTGAGGCATCCTTGATGGACAAATCGCCCAGCCAGGCCAGCACGACGGCGATGCAATACGTGATAAAGGCGCTGATTCGCTCAAGCGTCATAATTCAGTCCCATAGCTGGACGGTCTGCACGGTGGTGGTTGTCGGAATGTCCGGCAGCTCCACCTGCAGCCCGTGAGGTAAAAAGGGGCCGTATTCGGCAAGCCCCGGATTTGCCTTCAGTACCTGCTCCGTGACACCCTGCGTGCGCCCGTAATGACGCCAGCAAAGTGCGTCCACCGTGTCATACTGATGCGCACGCACTTTCATCAGATAAGCTCCACTGTGCAGTGCGGCGCATCCTGCACCCGGCTGATGGCCCAGCGGGCGTCACGCCATAAATCACCGCTTGCTTCCGCCAGTTCCTCGCCTCGCTTCGCACCGGATGCCGTGGCGTCATAGTCCTGGTAACGTTCGTTGAGCATGGCGCGTGCCCAGCAGTAAACCGCGTTGAAATAGTGCTGAATGCGCTCGCTTTTGCCGTCCAGTTGTTCCGCCGGGACTTCTGCCAGCGAGGCATACCCCAGCATCTGCTGGCGTCTGCGAAACTCATACAGCTCTGCGTTGACCTCCGAAATTGCCGACAGGGCAACCTGTTTTAAACGCGGCTGCGTCACCGTGCCGTCAGTGCGCATCACACTGCGAAACTCCGACAGGTCCACATCAGGCCAGAACGGCGTATTCCTGATGATTTCCGCCTGTTCCGGTGCCTGTTCTGGCGCAACAAACTTCATGCTGCTTTCTCCTGAAATAGAGGGCGGTGGACGGGGTTTTGATGTGGCAGTGCCTTTTGCCACCCCGTGCCGCCCGTGCGCGGGGGCACGTTCTGTCAGCGGCTGTCATTGCGCAGTCTGCGCTCCAGCTGCTGTTTGTCTTTTTTCACGCCACAGCGGGGATCGAGCTGTAACGCATGGTTGAGATGATTAAGGGCAGACGCCGGATTTCTTTCACTCAGGACAGCGCCAATCGCTTTATGCAGACGCGCCCGTGACTGGTCCGGCATATCCATACCGTCTGTCAGCTCCAGGGTCTGCAGCAACAGATCGGCATCAAAGCCGGTGGCGGCAAGCATTGCGCTCTGGGCTGCATCTGCCATTTCCTCTGCCAGCACGGTCTGCACGTTGCGGTTACCTAACGGCATCACCCAGCCATGACGCAGGGCGTGACGCCCGATCTCCAGCGCCCCGGCATAATCTCCGGCATCAATGCGCCACAGCATCACGTACATCAGCACGTCATCCTGTTGAGCGCCTCCGGCAGCCAGGACACCCTCCGCCCAGGCGGCGTACTTCGGCAGCAGCTCCACCTTGATTTCCGCTTTTTTGACCGTGGACTGAACGCCCTTGAGACGGCGGCGGTCTTCCGCCAGTTGCAGCAGCATCAGGTCATAGCCCGACGCGTGGCGAACGCTGCCGCCCTCGCGGGCGGCCTGTTCAGCCTGAACGCGCAGGCGATGCTGCCGTGCGGGACTCAGGCTCATGAATTACGCTCCGGTTTCTGCTGCGGCGGCGCTGAAGTCGCCAATCTGGATGTTTTCCACCAGTGCGGCGCAGCGGTAGTCCTCAACCACATAGGCTTCGTTAACGGATTCAAAGTTTTCAATCCGGTCACGTTTCGGGTTGTCGATAACTGAGCGGCGGCGGGTGTCTTCCTGCCAGTAGATGGACAGGTTATCCAGACGGGTGATCAGCAGTGCATTCGGCGGGAAGAACGGCGCACGCACGGCCTGCAGGCCACCCATGCGTTTCTGACTGATGATCATATCGGCAGCCAGTTTTTCACTGTTTTCCTGCTCTTTGTTGACCAGCGGGAAATACTTGTCAGACAGCAGTTCACGACCGCAAATCACCACCAGATCGTCATCGTCCTGGTAGACCACATCGATAAGCTCATTGACGGCATCCATCACCACGGCGTCCAGGTTGGCATATTCGCCACCTTTCCCGACTTTCACCGCACCCGGTGTGGTTTCACCGCCCGTGGTGGTGCTGCCCATGACGTGATCCGGTGCATCTTCACGGATTTTCTGCAGCCAGCCTTTGTTCACATCCTGCAGCAGCGGGTTTTCGCTACGGTTGGAGGTTTTCGCACGCTTCACGCCGTTAAAGCCGATCATGATGCGGTCCAGAGCCTGACGTTTCACGATGGCGTTACGGATGCGCACCTGGAAATCCTGAAACTTCGCCCACAGGTCCAGCTTCGCGTAGGTCAGCACCGTGTCAAAGTTGGTCTGCTCGCATTTATATTCCACATCGACCATCAGCGTCGGATCGACAGGTTCACGCTCTTTCGCGGTGGTGTCAGTGGTTCCGGCAATGGTGCTGCCAACTCCCAGCCCCAGCAGCTGACCGGACTGCTCAGTCACTGGCGTGACGTTAATCAGCGTCAGGAAAGCGGCGGACTGCTGGATCTGGTCTTCCAGCGTCTGCTGCACAGACGGCTCCACGGTGAACTTGCTGGACAGTTCTTCAACTGCCACACCGTTCAGACGCGCCAGCTGCTGCAGGTAAGCGTTAAAAGCAAAGCGGGTATTCTTCTTCATCGGGTTTTGTGCTCCATCAGCAATTGGTCAGAGTGTCAGCGGGGGCGTTACCGCCTGTTGCACGCTGGCGGTAGTCCTGGCGGCTGTCTTCATGACTCAGCTTATTCACCAGTTCGTTAAAGGCGGTTTGCTGCTCCTGCAGAGCAGTCTCCAGCTCAGACAGGCGTTCTTCCTGCTCAGACAGGGATTTTTCGGTGCGTGCGCTCAGGTTCTGCTGCTCAGTGGCGACCAGCTCCACGGCCTTATGCACATCAGAGAACCGGGCGTCATCGGACTGCTCTTTTTTGGTAAACAGCGCCGTGACACGGGCAAACAGGGACGGCTTGTCCTCCTGGATTTCTTCCAGTTCGATCACCGTTTCCTCTGCAGCGGTAAAAAGATTGGCGGGATTCTGCTTGCGGTTTGCCAGCGGGTTATGGGCTGCACTGGCGCTGAATGTCAGCATTTCCGTACCCAGACTGGCGGGATCATCAGTGGCAGCCAGGCCGACCAGGTAGGCTTTACCCGTATCAGCGAACTTCGGGCTGACTTCCATAGAGGTGAATAATTTCTGGCCTTTTTTCACCAGTTCCACCAGGGACTCCGTTGGCTCAACGTCGGCATACAGCGCCATCTTGCCTGCCAGCGGACCTTCCGTGATTTCTTCAGCAAACAGCGCCGTCACCTTGCCGTAGCGGTTAAAGGTGCTGTCCGGCAGATAAGACTTGATGTGCTCAAGGTTAATCAGCGCGGTATACACCGCCGGGTTGTAGCTGGCTGCCATCTGTTCCAGCCATTCACGCTGGATTTCGCGTCCGTCGGTGGTGGCACCTTCCACCCCGATGCGAAAACGCTTTGCTTTCACTGTCATGAGCCGTGCTCCGTTAGAAAAAACTTACTGGAGCCTTATGGTTGCGGTGATGGGGGCAGTTAAACAATGCGCGGTATTTGTACCGACAACCACACAAACCGCAGGCGGGGAAAGCCTTCATTCAAGGCTGTAGGTTTGTGCCATGAACACCACACTGACACCCGCAGATCTCGATCCCCGTCGGCAGGCCATGCTGCTGTACTTTCAGGGATACCGCGTAGCCCGCATTGCTGAAATGCTGGGCGAGAAAGTTGCAACCGTTCACAGCTGGAAAAAACGCGACAAGTGGGGTGACTATGGGCCGCTGGATCAGATGCAGCTCACCACCGCCGCACGCTACTGCCAGCTCATTATGAAGGAGCACAAAGAAGGGAAAGATTTCAAAGAGATTGACCTGCTGGCGCGCCAGTCTGAGCGCCACGCGCGGATCGGCAAGTTTAACAATGGCGGCAACGAAGCCGACTTAAACCCTAACGTCGCCAACCGCAACAAAGGCCCACGCCGTCAGCCGGAAAAGAATGTTTTCACCGATGAACAGATTGAGAAGCTGGAAGAAATCTTCCATTCCTCCATGTTCAACTACCAGCGCCACTGGTGGGAAGCCGGAAAAACCAACCGCATCCGCAACCTGCTGAAGTCACGCCAGATCGGCGCGACCTTCTATTTTGCCCGTGAAGCCCTGATTGACGCCCTGCTGACCGGACGTAACCAGATTTTCCTTTCTGCCAGTAAGGCACAGGCCCACGTCTTCAAACAGTACATCATCGACTTTGCCAAAGAAGTAGAGGTGGAGCTGAAAGGCGATCCGATGGTGCTTCCCAACGGGGCCACACTGTATTTCCTCGGCACCAATGCCCGCACGGCCCAGAGTTATCACGGCAACCTGTATCTGGATGAATATTTCTGGATACCAAAATTCCAGGAGCTGCGCAAAGTGGCTTCCGGTATGGCTATTCACAAAAAATGGCGACAAACCTATTTTTCCACGCCATCCAGTCTGACACACAGTGCTTATCCGTTCTGGTCCGGTGCGCTGTTCAACCGTGGGCGCAACAAAGCCGATAAGGTGGACATCGACCTGTCCCACAGCAATCTGGCCCCCGGCCTGCTGTGCGCAGACGGGCAATACCGCCAGATAGTCACCGTGGAAGATGCGGTGCGCGGCGGCTGTAACCTGTTCGACCTCGACCAGCTACGCATGGAGTACAGCCCGGACGAATACCAGAACCTGCTGATGTGCGAGTTTGTGGACGATCTCGCGTCCGTGTTTCCGCTCAGCGAGCTGCAGGCGTGCATGGTGGACAGTTGGGAAGTCTGGACCGACTTTCATGCACTGGCGCTGCGCCCGTTTGGCTGGCGCGAAGTGTGGATCGGTTATGACCCGGCAAAAGGCACGCAAAACGGCGACAGCGCCGGATGCGTGGTGGTGGCACCGCCAGCCGTGCCGGGTGGTAAGTTCCGCATTCTTGAGCGTCACCAGTGGCGCGGGATGGACTTCCGCGCCCAGGCTGACGCCATCAAAAAACTGACCGAACAGTACAACGTGACCTATATCGGTATCGACTCAACCGGCGTTGGTCACGGGGTTTACGAGAACGTGAAAGCGTTTTTTCCTGCCGTCCGGGAGTTTGTCTACAACCCCAACGTTAAAAACGCCCTGGTACTCAAGGCCTACGACATTATCAGCCACCGCCGTCTGGAGTTTGACGCCGGACACACCGACATAGCGCAGTCCTTTATGGCAATACGTCGCGCCACCACCGCCAGTGGCAACCGCCCGACCTATGAAGCCAGCCGCAGCGAAGAAGCCAGCCACGCCGATCTGGCCTGGGCAACGATGCACGCACTGTTTAACGAACCGCTGCAGGGCGAATCCGCCAATACCAGCAATATTGTGGAGATTTTTTGATGGGAAAGAGTAAGAAGAACCGCACTGCGGCGACGAATCAGATCCAGCATAAAAACCAGACTTCAGCCGAAGCATTCAGCTTCGGTGATCCCGTTCCAGTACTTGACCGCCGCGAACTGCTGGACTATGTGGAATGTGTTCAGACAGATCGCTGGTATGAGCCTCCCGTCAGCTTTGACGGACTGGCGCGCACCTTCCGCGCTGCCGTGCATCACAGTTCCCCGATTGCAGTAAAGTGCAACATTCTGACCAGTACCTATATCCCTCATCCGCTGCTCAGCCAACAGGCTTTTTCGCGTTTTGTGCAGGACTATCTGGTATTTGGTAACGCCTACCTGGAGAAACGCACGAACCGATTCGGTGAAGTTATCGCCCTTGAGCCTGCGCTGGCAAAATACACCCGACGCGGGTTAGACCTGGATACCTACTGGTTTGTGCAATACGGTATGACAACCCAGCCGTATCAGTTCACGAAAGGCAGCATTTTTCATCTGATGGAACCGGACATCAACCAGGAGATCTACGGCCTGCCCGGCTATCTTTCTGCCATTCCATCCGCCCTGCTCAACGAATCCGCCACGCTGTTCCGCCGTAAGTATTACATCAACGGTAGTCATGCAGGCTTCATCATGTACATGACCGACGCCGCGCAGAATCAGGAGGATGTGAACAACCTCCGCAACGCGATGAAAAGCGCCAAAGGTCCAGGCAACTTCCGCAATCTGTTTATGTACTCGCCTAACGGCAAAAAGGACGGACTTCAGATTATCCCGTTGTCAGAAGTCGCAGCGAAAGATGAATTTCTGAACATCAAGAACGTGAGCCGGGACGACATGATGGCTGCACACCGCGTACCGCCTCAGATGATGGGAATTTTGCCGAATAATGTTGGGGGGTTTGGGGATGTGGAGAAGGCTAGTAAGGTATTTATGCGCAATGAATTGGTGCCCATGCAGAAAAGATTTGATCAATTAAACGACTGGCTTGAAATAGAAATAATTAGATTTAGACCATACGTACTTTGAACAAAAACAATAAAGTTCAGACAGTAATTTATATGTGGCTACAAAAATAGCAGCCACATACACAATCACTCAATTATTTTCAATGAATAATTATCTGGCGAATAATACTCACCAACAATATATTCACTCTCACTGTATTTGGGATTTATTTCAGATGTTGCAAATATCAACTGATAATCATGTTCATAACGTGAGCACTCATCAATTATTATTTCCTGTAAATTGTGACTCCGTTCTTTTTCCATTCCACCATCGTCGATCCCATCTAACATCATAAATCTTGGAAGTCGCATTGAGTGGTTCTCTATACTTGCTGAAAGTAGTGCCAAATGGAATATATGCCTTAATACTACAGCTGAACTTTCAGAAAAGTTCTTACTACCATTCACATAAACGCTATTATCAGTAAAACTAAACTCCACACTTTCAGGAGACATAAACTCTTTTTGCAAAGGCAAATCTTCTTGTAAAAGCTCTTGTGCTATTGAGCTCACTGAAGCATAAATTTTATCTTTAAGAACTTCCTCTTTTTCTTCATAAAGTTCAATAAGATCATCAAGTCTATTTTTTTCCGCCTGAAGTTCATCGCGACGCTCTTGAAGTTCATTAATAACAACAATAAGCTTCTTATCTTCATAAGCTCTTTTTATTTCTTCATCAAGCCGTCCAATTTCCCTATATATTTTACCTACAGCTAACTCTTGCGGTGAAGACCAATAGTGTGACTCTTTGAAATAATCCTGTTCAAGCCTTTTTAATTCACTCTCAGCTAAAGGAACATCTCGCTTTAATCTTACCAACTCTTCTTTTCTTCTATCCATTAATTGAAGAGATTCTTTGATTTGAAGAGTTAATTCATTTTTCATTCTTAATAACTGATTTTCAGCTTTATCATCTAATTGTTCCACTTTACATAGATGACAAACATGATCATTATGAGCCTTATCTATTTTGGAAAGACAACTAGGGCAAAAATCAAAATTCATACTATCAAATATAGCACGCGTTTCTCCAGACTGTTCTAAGTTTTTTAGCCGCTCATTTAATTCTGATATAAACATATCAGAATCTGAAATTTCAAAATCCAAAGATTGGATTTTATCTTTTAGGGAAGATAATTTCCTTTTAGCTTCATTGAGTTCCTCCCTGATAGTACCCATTCGTTTTTCAGAATCAGCCCCTTCTTCATTAGTTATAATAGCTCTATTTGTTAGTTTTACATTCTCAATAGCTCTCAATTTATTTAGATGCTTTATTTTCTCATCAATACCTTGTAAATCTGGAGCCTGTCCAGATCTACCTAATACAGTAAAGATACTTTTTAATTCAGTAACTTTCTTTGTTAGTTCGGTCTCAACATCTCTTAAAGAAAGTTGTGCATTGTACAACTCATCATTATAAACACCACATAAGTATCCACCTACCGTCTCACGGGTAAGAGCATTATCAAATCTGTCAAATCGAAAAATTGGACTATGTAACGACGGCTGATCTGCATACAAGACACGTAAAATCTGATGCAATGTCAAATTAGAAGAACCAGCACCTTGTGCCAAGGGCATTGATAATGCATTGAAAATAGCTTGGGTGAAGCTAATTTTACTCTCAGTTCTCTTGAATGGGTATAATTCCCATTCGTGTTCCCCAGCATTCAAAGCCTTATCCATCGCTCCCCAATAAATATAAAGAGGTCGCATTTGCTCAATAGATATCTCTCGTTTAAAGCATGCTTTCTCATTATTGAGAAGCACTTCAACGATTGTTCTAGTGCATTTCAAAGCCTGTGGTTTCCACCTGATATTTTCAGCTCCCAATGAAAATGCCAGCATATCCATTATTGTAGTTTTACCAGAACTATTTCGCCCACGAATAATGTTAACACCTTTGTGGAATTCACAATCAAATGCACGATGTCCGTGTTGAAAAACTGTTAATCTGGTTACAATAAGAGTAGGCTTAATAAGTGTCATATCTATACTCCATAAGTTTAGTTCTAGCCTTCAATCCATCAGGTCCAGTCAGATGAAATTTAGCCATCTTTTGTGTAATGAAAGATGAAAACGGTTCTTTGCGCTCTAAAAAAACGCCCATTTCTAAGGCTAGGTTCAGTGGTAATTGTTTATTTGTTCTTGAGACAAAACCATTGCTGAAATCATCAGAATCAATATAACCAGTCGCAAGCATACATTTTAGTGCTGCATCCTGTATTTGACGCATTTCCTTGAAAATAATCCTTGGACTCAATGGATCATGATATTCATTATGATGTAGCTTTGCTGTTTTTTTAATTTTAATAAATTCTCTCGGCATTTTCACTTCACTTAATAACGCAGGAAATAAAATGTAAAAATCCAATATTTTAAGCTTATCAATCTCAAGCCGATTTGTATTTTCCATAATTGCCATCATTCTAAATAGACAATGATAGGCATCATATGCTGGATGATAAACTAACATTTATCCCACCTTATATAACAATTTCCGCCTAAAAAATACAACAGTCCCAAAAGATCCTTTTCGGATAAGTTTAACAAATTATCGCCCAACATTTCACTAATATTTTCTAATACCAATGAAATTTTTTCATCAACAATTACTCGGTCCTCATCCTTCTGAATAAGAGGTATAATTTTGAGCATAAAATCAGCATGAATTTTATCAAGAATAAACGCATATATTTCTTGTGCGGTTTTGGAAGATTGGCACTTCATTATCGCCTTGAGGGCTTGCTCTTTAAGAGCAGTTGCAAAGTAAATTAATTCAGTTCTATCACTATCAGTTAGCTTTGTAGCTAAATCTCTTATATCTGGATTGGTATCCGAGGCTAAATAGTGCTTTAACTTATCACAAAAATCCTGCCCCCCCATAGTTCCATCTTCTTGAGAGAACTTTTGGTACAAACGCTCTAAAGTTCGATTACTACTACGAACTATATTGGTAATGTGGTTTGTTTGACTCCCTCCAACAATACTCCCATTTCTTACTCTATTACCTGATTGCTCCTGTTTACTAAACACACCAATCACTCCCTTAGTGAGAATTAGTCTGATCTCTACCGACAATGCTTCCGTTTGTCACTGTATTTCCATTTTGAATGGGAGAACTTTGGTTCATACAAATTTGCTTTACTTTGTAATTATACACATTGAAAGTAATAGCCCAACTGATACCCGCCCCTGCCAAAAAACTAATGATTTCGCTTAAGTATTCCATAATGCCTCCAACAGAATGATTTACGGACAATTCTAATTGTGAAACATCATATTTAACAAGTTCTCAAATAAAACCTAATACGCGCGCTCGTATCCCCGCCACGCCTGCCCGCTTTATGTAGTGGTTTTCATGCACCTGCATGATCTACGCAAAAGCCCGCCAGTTCTGGCGGGCCTTAGCAAAAACGATCCTCAAACGATCATGCGATCTCATGCGGCATAGACATGCACTACAGAGCTAACGCCTCGCAAGGGCTCGTTGTTCAACCTTGCTGACGCCAGAAGCAAGTTCAGACGCCAGCAACGTTTCTTAATGCAGCCAGCTGTCGTCTTCCCACACCTTCTGCATAATTTTCATCACTTGTTTTCTTTCTTCGTCCTGTTGCAGCCCAGTCAGTTCCACACCGTTAGAGCTACCTTTGCGGATACGAATTACCGTTTTTGGATACAGGGGGCGCAGATTGCGGTAAAGCTCGGATTCAAGGGCGTCCAGGGTAGACTGGCTAATCTTCTGCTCTTTATCGATCATTATTTCAATGCGCATAAAAGTCACCTCAGCTGATGACATCCATTGAGCGGTTGTATTCGTGGCTTCTGATTTTTGCCATGAGTTCATCAGTCAATTCAGAAACCCACTGCAGAGCCAGCCCCTTCTCTTCATCACTACACTCACTAGCCGCTACAAGCTTAAGAAAAAAATCAATGCGCTGGAGCTTCAAAGACTCCAAAAAATAGTCCTGCATCTTTCCTCCTATGACACCACAAGCAATACTGTATACTTAACCACTGTTTATATTTACAGTATATAATAATCTTACTGATGTAAAACGTTTTTTTACGTTCATCAGCCTGATATGCCTAGTATTATTAAGAGCACGAATTGTTAACCCGCGTAATTAATACAGGTTTCGCCACTTATCATCTTCCTGCAAACGCTGGTTCCGATAGAAGATACGCAGGCCTGCTCCTGACGGAATACTGCCGCCGCGAAGGAGTAAATCGACCTCTTTCTCGCTGCCATCAAATCCTCTGGACTTCAGTTCGTAGACGAGCTGCTGTCGCTGATGGTCTGTAATTCGCTGTTTGTAGTCTTTACGCCGTTTCGGTTTCACCAGGCGTAACCTTGCAGCCAGTTCCCGGAGCTCTTTTTTGCTCATACTGTGCAGGTAATCGTGCAACTCCTTGTCATCCATGCGGGTAATGTCCGTCCTGGTATCCCCATCAGCTGATTTGTCTTTCCCTTGTTGGTTCAAATTTTCAGCAAGGGGACAGTTATTGCCACGAGTCCAAGGGGCGCAAGCGCCCTGGTCGGCTACCGCCTCCTGAACGTCAACGGCCTTACGAACCATTTTCCACTTCACTGCATGAGTGCAGATCTTGCCCTCTGAAATGGGTGACCAGATGCCATAAATACGAATACCGTGATCGCCATAGGCAGTCGGCTCTTCGTTAATTTCATAAGCTGTTCTGATAAGGTGATATTTGCGGGGAACCAGTACGCCGCCCTGCTTCATGATGTAGGTGGCAAAACAACCAGCATCAGCAGCAGCCAGGATGGCATCAAGACGCGGATCATCCAGTACCGGCGCACCTGCTTTTTTGTCACCCTGTTGTCTTGCCGCCTGACCAGCCAGCAATCGCAGTTCACGGTAAGCCTGGCGCCCCGGAATACCAAAGAAGCGGAACTGCTGAACACGATGCAGAGACGCCCAGGCATTAACGTATTCGGCGTTATCACGCAGGGATTTACCCGTTTCCTTGCTGATCTCGCCAGCCAGACCACGCCCGTCAATGTTCTTACTGATGTATTTTGCGATGTAGCTTGTCGGCGTTCCTTTGCGTGGGTTTATCAGCTCAGACTTAAAGCGTGGGCCCGTGTTATTGCCCAGCTCCTCGCGGTCTTCACGGATGGCAAACTTACGCAACAATGCAGTAATGGCGCGGCGGTCTTTTTTGCGCATGAAACACATGAGATGCCAGTGCACAGTACCGTCATGGTGCGGCTCAGCCACCCGTACGCCATACCAGCGCAACCCGGTTTTGTGCATCGCCTTACGAAATGCAGCAAACATGCCGACCAGATAATCGCTGCTTTGTCTTACCGTCGCATTTGTCCAGGTCGGGTTGGGCCTGCCGTTATTGAGCGTGGAATGGAAACGTGACGGACATGTGATGGTGTAGAAAACGGCGCAGTCACCGCGCATTTCCGCGATAAGCTCCAGACCTTTAACGCAGGCCATCATCTCATTGCGGCGATGTGCCGGGTTGCTGCTGCTGGCGTTTACCACATCTTCCATATCCAGCGTGTCTCCGTCTTCGTTCACCAGTTCATGAGAACGGAAAAACTCCAGCGACTTGCGGCGCTGCTCACGTTTATGCATCACGGCTTCATAGCTGACATAGGGAGATGCTTTTTTGCTGACCAGACAGACAGCACGCAACTGCTCTTCCCGCCATTCGCAACGCATCTTCCACAATTTTCGATACCACCAGTCGGCGCAAAGCATACGTGCCAGCGAACCCGGTATGAGTTCATAGGGCACAGGTTTGCGGCGGTTTCTTTTCCGACGAAGTTTCTCAAACGCAGGCGGGATAACATCCAGACGCAGGGTTTCCGCTGCCACCTTTTCCCATGTCTTGCGGATTTCTTCTGGCTTTACGTCATCGTTGGTATACAAATCACCACAAGCGGCCTCAAGACACATGCTCATATGCGCAGCTACCAGGGTGGACAGGCGTTTCACCTGATCCTGACTCATTTCAGGCAGGATCAGCAGGCCCTCCAGCCCTTGATGGCTTGCCATAAAACGGAAAGAAGTAGATAGCTGACTGTCGCGTACACAATCCAGTCGCTCCAGACATGGCTTAATCGTCTCACGCAAATAGCGGGAATAAGCCTTTGGCCTGCCCAGGCTGCTGAAGTATTCGATACGTTGCATCAGCGGCTTGCTGATGTGGGTGGGCTGGGCGCTGACGTCCGCCAGAATGACCATGTCCGGGTTAAAACGCTGCTGCTCATGCGCCAGCTTTGCCCGACTAATGAGCTTATCCTGCTCCATTTCGCGCTGGACAGGATCACGGGATTCATTAAAGAAATAACGCTCCCAGACCTGTTCACTCAATTCCTCGCGGCGCAGCTGTTCCTGCTCGTTATCGGCAGCATACAGAGTGATCAGGTTTGAAAGCGCAGAAACCGGCGCAACTTCCGCCGGGTCCAGATAAGGGTTTATGGCCTTTTTCGGGCCGTTCCATGAAAATGCTGCAGCGGCCTCGTTAAAGCCGCTAGAGTCGCTCATATCGGCATGACTCATACACGCACCTCGTACACAGCAGAACTATCCACGCCACGCGAAGGATCAAATCCCACCCAGCAGCGCGCCCCGGAAACAGCAATGATTTCTGTTGCAGATTTACTCTCGCCAGCCGACACGCCGATGCTGCGTTTTGCCTTGATGTAGTGGTGAGTGAAATTGCGATACAGCGAACGAATCAGGGATGTGTCACTGTTAGAAACAATGACCGGATGACCTTCTGATGACCGATGTTCAAGAACGGATGCCAGGTGATACTGGTCATCTTCAGTGAAACCATCAGTGTGATAGCCGGAAAACGTACCGTCATACGGCGGATCGCAATACACCACATCCCCCGCCTTCAACATCGCCAGCGTTTCATCAAAGCTGGCGCAGATAAACGTTGCCCGCGGGGCTTTCTCTGCAAATGCGCGAATTTCTTTTTCAGGGAAATACGGATTTTTATAATTACCGTAGGGAATGTTGAAATGCCCGCTCTTGTTATAGCGACATAAACCACGGTAACCGTGACGATTGAGATACAGGAAATATATCGCCTTCATGAAATCAGTAATTTCAGTTGAGTAATTAAACTCCTGTCTTATGTTGTAATAAGCCAGCTCACTGTTTGCTTCCTCAAATAAAACTCTGGCACGAGATATAAACGCTTCGCAATCAGCGGCAATCTTTTTATAGAGGTTGATTAAATCAGGATTAATATCCGCAACCAGATAGCTGGGGTAATCCGTCGCCATCATCACAGCACAAGAACCCGCGAAAGGTTCAACCAGTCGCGGGCCAGCAGGAAGGTATTTTTTCAGTTCGGACATAATGGCGGTTTTATTACCCGCCCATTTCAGGATGGTGCTCATACAGCACCTCCGTTGTAATGTTTGCCTTTCAGCTCTGCGATTTCCTGGCAGGTAATGCAAAGCTGCACTCCAGGAATGGCGCGGCGGCGTGCTGGCGGAATTGGCGCTTCACATTCAATACAAAGCACGCGAGACACGCCCGGTGTTTTGGCACGGGCAGCACGGATATGGCGCTGGCGTTCTTCTTCAACGCGCTGCTGTACGAGATCCATTGCATCAGCCATTAGTGGATCTCCTGCGCTTCGTTCTGGATTGCTTCAGCGGTCACACGCAGCAGTTCTGCCGCTTCGACGTGGTTTAGCTGGCGGGATGTGATATGACACGCAAGACTATCAAGGCGGGCAGCCATTGCTTCAGCCCTTGCCCGGCGTTCTTCCAGACGAGCCTCTGTCAGTAAAATATTAAGCCCTGCGTCATCCGGTCCGGTTTTAGTCGTGAGGGTTTCAATATTACGCATAATCAATTCTCCTGAATTTAGATAAAGGGATGCCCGGCGGGTTTACGCCATTAATTTCATTAGTTGGTTAATTCGGCATGGTTAGCCGTCTGGGAAATAAGCTCACCACTGCACGAAAATGATTCATTGCTTTAATCAACTCCCGCTTTTCGTCAGTGGTCAGCTCATTAATGCTGATGCTATGACGTTCAGCTGGAATTTTTGCCATAAAGAATATGGCAGCCAGTGCCCGTTTATTTTGTTCATTATTGATATCCCGTGGATCACGCATATCTTTAATAAACCGCTCAAGCTCTGACTCAATATTCAGGCCAAACACTTTCGCCCTTAACTCCGCAATGTGATTAAGTCCATTCAGGCGTTCACCGGGGCTTAATGGAACAGTCGCTGCAGCGCCATTAATTGCCATACTTCATATCCCCCAAACGCAGCTATCGTTCTTTGTTCTTACGGTAACGCTCAAGAGGAGATACATTTTTTCGTATCGTCTCTTTAACCTGCTCTCCCCGTAAAAACGTCCCATCCTTTAACGTGAAAAAGTAACTGCCATCGCCCGACAATGACGGATAGCAACAGAGCAAATCATCTTCAGGTACTGAATAACTCTCCCCTCTGTAACGAAACTGATAAACCACTTCACTTTCTGCCGCATACATTTGGACTTTCTCCGTTTCCTCGTGGTCAATTCAGACAGCAATTCATCTTGTGAATGACATGGATGCCAGCGTTTTCCATCCTCACCCGTGATCCAGCCGTGACCGTAGTGCATTGCCGGGCTTTGTTTTACCAGCAGCGATGCAAATGATGGTTCTTTCGTCAGCATAAGCACCTCACAGCAAACCAAATGAAGCACCGAGGCCAGTCACGGTATCAACTGCACTCGCCATCGCAGGGTTAGCCTGTAAACGGGCCTGCAATGAAACAGCAGCCAACGCCATCAGTCGTGTTACAGAGTTAATGCTGCTGATAGCATCACGACGACCTGCACTGGTTTTTACATCGCCAGATACCGCACCTGCAGCAACACGCCCGATCTCTGCGGTTGCACTCATGACGTAATGTGGCAGTTTCTCTTTTGCCACCTCATTAATCGGTACGCATGGCAGGCAGTGAATCTGAGCCAGAAAACCATCTACCAGCGTTGAATCTTCAGTCAGATCGGTAAGCAGCCAGATTTCTGGTGCGGTTAATAAATGAGGTTGAGCTGGGTTCAACTTGTTCCGCAGAATCTGCACATTCATGCCAGCACGTTCTGCCAGTTGCACCAGGTTGTGGCGCAATGCGAATGCACGACAGGATTCATCAAAATGTGGATGTTTGGAAACTTGGTAATCAAACATGGTCAATGCCTCTGATGTATTTCAGAATCGAACTAATTAAGGTTTAGATTGCATTCTGAAAGCGCATCAACGGTCATTGCTGCTATGTTGATCATCACTTTTTCGCGTTTTTTATCTTTGCGCAGACGGTGACGGATAAGGCGTCCATCAGCCAACATGTCATTGATGGTATCGATGGATAGCCCTGTCAGCTCGCTATAGCGTTCAATAGTCACATGAGGTGTAGTAAGAGTGATTGAAATGTTAGGTCTCATGATGCAACATTCCTCGTTTAATGATGATTAATCAGGACGAATACGGATCGTTTGTATTTTGTGAACACCATAAACATACGATCGCACAGTGAAATCGTCAAGATAAAAGTTCACTTGGAGTGACCATGAATTTGGAGAAAGGCGGACGAGGCGCTATAGAGCGCATGGTAGAAGCTTATGGATTCAAGACTCGACAGGCGTTGTGCGATCATTTAGGAATCTCTAAAAGTACACTCGCCACACGCTACATGCGTGACTCATTCCCAGCAGAATGGGTAATCCAGTGCGCCCTTGAAACAGGCACCTCGCTTAATTGGCTCACAACCGGGCATGGTTCAAAGCAAACTTCAGGTAATACAAATACTATGGAAGTTGCTAAATATGTATTATCTGATGGGGCCTTGTGTGAAGACGGTTTTTATATTTTCGATAGAGAATTTCTACCGTCGGCATTCAAGAATCTTTTTGTAATCACAGATAATAATTCTGAATTTATTTGTGATAAGGAATTTGATGATATACGTGATGGTAAATGGGTAATAAGTATTGATGGCGAAATAACGATCCGTGACATTACTCGTTTACCCGGTGGAAGAATCTTCGTCGAGGGTGGAAACAGAGCCTTCGAATGCAAGATAGAAGACATTGAAATAATTGGTAAAATTATAAGTTTAACAGTCAAGTATGTTAAATAGTACCGGGAGGAAATTATGCTTGGTAAGGTATTTTTTGTGGTTTTGTCATGTTCTTTGTTATTAAACCCACTAGCTACCTATGCTAGAAATTATCCCTGCTCAGGGAAAAAGGGAGGTGTTTCTCACTGTACCTCAGATGGCAAATTCGTTTGCAATGATGGAACTATTAGTAAATCCAAAAAAATCTGTACTAAAAACTCACGATAACTTTTGCTTTTATATCTGCGCCTAAAATAAAAATGAGCCACAGGTTAACCGCAAAAGTTACATGCTCACATAGCAAAAAGAATAGCCTACTTCATTATGGCTTCAGTGAGATGTATGGTCGCAGGATTTCATATATTGACACTGGTTATACATACAGTAAAAATGCTCTCTATTGGAGGGCATTTTTTATGGCTGTACGAAAACTCACCACAGGAAAATGGCTTTGCGAATGTTACCCCGCCGGACGTAGTGGGCGTCGTGTGCGTAAACAATTCGCCACCAAAGGCGAAGCACTGGCTTTTGAGCGTCACACGATGGAAGAAACCGAAGCAAAGCCCTGGCTAGGTGAATCAGTGGATCGTCGAACACTAAAAGACGTGGTTGAGCTATGGTTCAAACTACATGGTAAATCACTGACTGCTGGGCAGCATGTCTATGACAAATTGCTGCTGATGGTTGACGCTCTGGGCAATCCCCTTGCAACTGATCTCACCTCTAAAATGTTTGCCCACTATCGAGATAAACGCCTGACAGGCGAGATCTACTTCAGCGAGAAATGGAAGAAAGGAGCAAGCCCGGTCACCATTAACCTGGAGCAAAGCTATCTAAGTAGTGTTTTTAGCGAACTATCCCGCCTGGGCGAATGGTCGTATCCGAACCCACTGGAGAACATGCGAAAATTCACCATCGCAGAAAAGGAGATGGCCTGGCTGACGCATGAACAAATTACCGAGCTATTGTACGACTGCAACCGCCAAAGTCCCCTGCTCGCTCTTGTCGTTAAAATCTGTCTGAGCACCGGAGCACGCTGGCGCGAAGCTGTGAACCTAACCCGTTCTCAGGTTACGAAATACCGGATCACATTCGTCAGGACCAAAGGCAAAAAGAACCGAAGCATTCCGATTAGCAAAGAGCTGTATGAGGAAATCATTGCCCTAGACGGTTTCAATTTCTTCACTGACTGCTACTTCCAGTTTTTATCTGTAATGGATAAGACTTCTATTGTGCTTCCACGCGGTCAGCTAACACACGTTCTGCGTCATACGTTCGCAGCACACTTTATGATGTCCGGCGGAAACATCCTGGCTCTGCAGAAAATCCTTGGGCATCACGACATAAAAATGACCATGCGCTATGCTCATCTGGCTCCTGACCACCTAGAAACAGCGCTACGTTTTAATCCATTAGCAACTATGGTAACTACGTAAAATGAAAGCACTGCTCATCCATATTCATCACATTTTAGCACGTTTGAATCTCGATTTATTCAGCTATGTATGCCACTATAAGTTAACTTGGTATTCAAAGATTTCTAACGGTCGATATCTTTAATAAGATTGGCTGCTTAGACACCAAGCCTAGAGGGATAAATAATGATAAATATTAACCAATTATGTGATTACATCATCACAAAAATCTTAGCTTCAGGTGAAACTATGTCTAATTTGAAGCTGCAAAAATTAGCTTATTACGCAGATGCTTGGTATCTAGCTTTTTTCGATAAAAAGTTAGTGGATGAGGAGTTTCAAGCTTGGATTCATGGCCCAGTAAGCCGTGCGATTTATAACCGGTTCTCTTCTACAAAATCACTGTATTCGGACATAACGATTGCAGATCGCACTCCTGGGTTTGATCTTTCATCCATTCCAGCCGCAACCGCAGCTCATATTGATGGCGTTCTTGAAGTCTACGGTGCTTTTTCTGGCGCACAACTTGAAGATATGACTCATAAAGAAGAACCATGGATTAAGGCTCGTGAGGGTTACAGACCTTCAGCACGTTGTGAAGTAGTCATCGATCGCAACATAACAAGAGACTTTTATCGTAGCCGATTAAATTAA